TTTTATCGTTTGGTTCAAAAATGTATGGTTTAGCCAGTACGCTTAGTTGTCTACGTAAGTAAATTACCAAACGTGCTACGTTGATACGATCCAATGCACTTGCGTTTCTTGCACGAGTTTTCTGACCGTAGTTAACAAGACCGACACCTGTTAAGAATGTAAGTGGGTTAACTTTAACATCATACAATGTATCACGTTGTCCGTTGTTTAATGCCACTGCTGTAAATTCGCCTTCATCGTCAATATATCCAACTGCTGTTGCGTTAGTAATACCACCTCGACGTGTTCCAGCTGGAGCAAACCATGGATAGCTCACATTGTCGCTTAGTGCAATTGTGCGTAGCATCATGTGGCTTGGTGGAACAACTACGTTGTTACCAAAGTTATCGCTTGTGAATCCCCATGGATAGAACATGGCCATGTATTCGTCAAAGCTGGCTGCTCCAAGGTCATTGTCTTCCAATGCCAATGAAGCATTGTTACCCCAATTGCTTAAACTTGTTGCATCACTGCGTAATCTTGCTGGAGTATCACCAACAACAAACGCTGTTAAACCGCGGTCATAGTTTAGTGTGATCATTTCGCCAATTAGTTCTGGATAACCTGGGCAAGCAATCAAGTTAAACACACGTTGATCTTCTTCACGAATTTCTTGGTTGCTGTTTGTTAATGCTTGTAGTGCTTGTACAATAACTTTACGCTGTGCCTTACGTCCAAATGTTCCTGAACCGTCTTCTTGGTTACCAGCTTCGCTAACCCAACGATGTGGATAATAAAGTGCCATTGACACATTATTCATACGTGGATTGTCTGCATTTACATCAACTGCGTTGCGTACATATTTCTTAACGTTGAATCCGCTTCTACGCAAGTTCCATAGCAACATGCCTTTTGGATATAGTGCTGGATCTGGAGCGTCTGGGTCTAAGTAATCGCTTGTTAACAAGTCTGCAATTAACCCAGCTTCGTCGCTGTTTGCGCCTGCTGTGTTGTAACGTGCATCAGAGAACAAAATACCATCTTCTGTACTTTGATCTGCTTTGTTGACCAGTCTCCACTTTAGTAGAGTGCCGTCATATTTGTAAATTGTTGGATAGTTTTCAATATCACTAGTGTCAATCCAAAGGTCACCATTCTTTAATGCTGTGCCATCGCTTTGTAGTTCTGGCTCAGTGGCCGCAACAATTGGACCAGCTGGGTCTGTTTTGCTTGCGCTTACTGCATTGTAAAATGGACTTGTTGCACTTTGATATCCAACCCATGTGCTACCGTTGTGTACCATAACGTCAACTTCGTCAACCACGCTGTTGTACCATAAGGTACCGTTAGCTGTTAAACTTGTTGGTGCAGTTCCGCTTGCTGTGAATAGCAATGGGCCCCATAAACTGGCAACAAATGCATTTGCTGTGTCGCCTGCTGGTGCTGTGTACAAGTTTGCAGTACCTTGTTCAGTTACTGGGTTGTACGCGGCAAAACCTGCTAGTGCTAGAGGAGTTCCTGAACCATCATACAAGCGGAATTCTCCACCTTTCATGTGGCTAATAACCACACGATTTTGACTGTCCACTGAAGCTTCAATATTTGTAAAGCCAGCTGAGTTAATCTTTTCAGCAATTAAATCAGCATCTGTGCTTGCACCAACTGCTGTAAACGTAATAGTTTTGGCAGTGTCTAGTGCTAGTTGGGCTGTTAGGGATTCTTGAATAGTGAATGTCTTTGCGCCAGCTGATACTTGCGTAGTAATTTTATCAGACTTAATAGTTGTTGCACCAGTTGCTACTTTTCTAAAAATTTTATAGTCAGCAATACGTGGTGTGTTATCAGAACCTCTATCCTCTGTGCTGTTTGTTTTAACATACACTGTGCCAGCTGCCAAGTTTGCACCGCCACCTGATCTGTCTAGGTAGTATAGTGCGGCGTGACCGTTGTCATACAATGGTGCGCTTACTGCTTCAAACGCATCAGTTGCTGAGTTGTAACGCTTGACACGGAATCTTGCACCTGCATTTGGTTCTGTTGTCTTGACCCAAACGCTACCGCTTGGACGTGGAGCTGTGTCAGTTGACTTAAATGTTGGAACATTTGTGTGTGGTTGTAGTGCTAGTCTAGGAGCATAGTAAGTTCCTGCGGCAATACCTGTTACTGATGTTGACACTGTGGCTGCAATAATTGATCCTGTACCAGCGGCAATAATAATAGCGTTTGAACTTGAACTATCTTCGCTGTCGGTCGTTGTTTTGTTGTTGGAGTAAATTTCCAACTTGCCGTTTACTGCGGCTGCGGTAATACCTGTTAGTGCTGGCATAGCTAGGTTAATTGCTGATGCTAATGATGCCACTGTTGTTCCGCTTGCTGTAACTGTAACACCGTTAATTGTAAGTGTGTTACCAGCTGTGATTGTTGGATTAGCCTTTGTACCAGCAATAGTTGGCCATGAACTTGCCCAATCTGTGCTACCAACCTTAACCCATGCACCGCTACGATTCTTGTAGAATAATGTGTCTGGAGCAGTATAGTCAGTGTTTAAATCGCTTAAACTTACAACAGCGTAATCACCAATTGCACCAACGCTGGCTTTTGGAGTTGGGGTTGTTGAAGCTGTATCTGAATAGCTAACAACTTTGGTTGTATCTGTAATCACTATTGGAGTAATTTCAACAAATGATTGACCAGTGCCTGTTGCTGTCTTTGCACTGCCATCCCACTCAAATACACCATATGCTGTGTTAACAGTATCCAACCAGTATGTACCGTTGCTTGGATCTGCCGCTGGAGCATCTGCGCTTGCGTTCAATGAAGCTAGGTCAATGTCAGCACGTACTACATAAGCACGATTGCTTACACCCAACAAACTGTAGGCCGCTTGTAGTCCGTATTCGTTTTGTTCGCCAGCATGTATTGGGTTGTTGTTTGCGTCTGTTTTGAAAACTGGATTTCCAAAAGTATCTACGAGATCCTTCTGGCTTGTGATTAAGTAAGTTTTGCCAGCGTTTGCGGCAAGTGTTCCTGGTGCAATACCAGTTCCAGCGCCGTTAGCCTTATTCTCTTCTGAAGCAATAATAACTAGTGGTACTGTGCCTGGAGCGGCAGGTGTATAGAAACTTTCATCTATAACTGTTACACTTACGCCTGGTGATGATAGTTGTGCCATTGTATGGTCTCTCCTAAGATTCTTGTTAATGTATTTAGTGGAATTTGACAAAACCATTGCGTTAATACACTATGAAAAGGGACCAAAAAGGTTAGGTAAATAACTTTATGAGCAGACCCATGTGTATTTGCGGTTTTAGGCCCGCGGCAATCAACTATAAAAAAGATGGTAGAGTTTTTTACCGTAAACGCTGTGAGACCTGCATACATCACGGAGGCATAGCGCACGGCTTCCCCAAGTGGTACTTAGATGGCTATAGGCAAAAAGACCATTGTGAAAAATGTAATTACAAGAGCAAGTACAAAGAGCAGTTTAACGTGTTCCATATTGACGGTAATTTGAATAACAGTCGCCCTACTAATTTAAAAACTATATGTGCAAACTGTCAACGAGTCCTACATAAAGAGGGCGTTCACTGGCGGCAAGGTGATTTGGTGCCAGACCTTTGACTTGGGCAAATAGGTTGTCTATACTGCCGTTGTTGTCTAACTCTATATCAAATTCAGTGCCAATCCAAGCCCATTCACTGGCATGAATCTTACGCTGTTTCATTTCTTGAACTGACCAGTTGTGATCGGCGTTTGCGGCCAAGGCAGTGTCATACCAATCAGGCAGTGGGCCACGTTTGACCCAAGCTATGGTACCGCCGGCGTTTTTGATCGCTAGTATCTCATTGGGGAATCTACAGTCACTGATAACAATGTCATCTTTACTGGTGCGTATTTTGTTTTCTAAACTGGCAATCCAGATATCGTCGTGGAAGGCTTTTCGACAAACTTCAGTACCCCAATATTGTAGCACGTATCTTGGGGTTATTTGCATGCCTAGTCTATTGCTCCACCAAAAATCAATTTGTTCCCGCCATTCACGGGCTTCTTTGGTGCGACCTTCCAGCATGGTTCTGTCCCAGCCAAACACTGAGGCTACTGCATCTTTAAGGGTGGAGGCGAAACTTTCTCTTCGAAATTCGTGAAAGTTAACTAGATAGTCAGCAACTGTGTCCTTGCCGCTGCCGATAAAACCGCATATTCCAATAATCATAACGCCTCCTGTAGATATGCAAATATTAACAGGTTTTTTGAGTTATGTCAATAGTTTATACGCCGTATTTGTTCTTTTTAATTTTTGCCACGGGACTGATTTTATTGGTTGAATCCAATTCTTTACTTGCCATGTCGCCGTGGTTAAGATCTTCATAGTCAGCGCCAACTGCTTTAGCGGCTTTTTTGAACATTTCGTTTTCTACTTCAGTATATGGGTGTATTGTTTTCTTTTTACCGTGCCAGCTTTTAGCATCAATCTCTGGCACTGTCTTGCCGTCAGAGCCGGCCATTGCTTGACCCAGCTTGAATGCCACGTAATCACTATTCATTTTTTCAGAGTCGCCGTATGTGCTTATGCCACGACTTGACTGGCTTTGGCGTTTTGATATTTTAGCTTGTTTTGCTTCTGAAATGATATCTATAACTTTCATAATTATCCAATTACTAGTGTGTAACCAGTGCCACCAGCTACAAACATTTCTAATTCCTTGTCTAATTTTTCTAATTCTTCTTTACCAGCTGACTTTAGATCAGCACCATTAAGTCCACCAGCACCACCAGGACCAGCAATTTGACTAAATTTACCCCTAGCTTCACCTAGCATTATTTTACAAGTTGCCAAAGAATAATCTTTAAACCACTGTCCCGCATAAGTGTCTTGTAGTAATATATAGTCAGGTCTGTAATTGTATCCACGAAGCATTATTTGCTCGCCTTCTGCAAACGGACGTTGTAAAATACGTAGTGTGTGAGTTGTGGGAATCCATTGAAACTCTATGTATGCGCCAAACATACGACCAACCATTTCTTGGTACTGTGCAAACATGTCGTATGTTGCAATACCACCCAACATTGTGCTGTTTAGCAAGTAGGTATTGGTATAGGCCAAATTGAATGGTTCAAACTGTGAACCACCACTGCCGCCAGCTGTTCTACTGCCCACAGTTCTACGGAAGATACTGCGAACTTCTATAATTTCATCAGGTAATCTGTAGTCGTTTTGATCTTGAATAAGCTCTAAAAAGTAGTATGCTTCTTCAACTGCACCACTGCTACGTTGACGATATCTTGCCAATGCACGATTCAGTGCTGTTTCATAGTGTTTTGGATCCAACTCTACATCTACCATTCCATCGCCCAACATGGTACGACAGTAATCATAGACTTTTTCGCGCTCTGCTAGGGCTGTTGTAGGGTTCGACATATTAGTTCTCCTAGTATATTTAGCTAGCGATAAATATCATATGCCAAGACTTTCACTTTTTAAGCCCGAAAAAGGCAATGATTACAAATTTATAGATCGCCAAATAGCGGAGATGTTCTCCATTGGTGGTACTGATTTATATCTTCACAAGTATATAGGTGTTAACACCCGTGCTGAAAATGCCACTGCTGATCAACCACACTATGATACACTAAAAGAAACTAATATACAAGACCTATTGTTTTTAGAAAATAGGGATAGAAAATATGACTCCAGCATTTATCGTGTTAGAGGCATTTATAACGTACAAAACTTGGATTTTAACCTAAGTCAGTTTGGCTTGTTTATTGATAATGATACAATTTTTATGACTGTACATATCAATGATTGGATTACTGCCATTGGGCGCAAGCCAATAAGCGGTGACGTATTTGAATTGCCTCACTTAAAAGATGAGTTTGCACTTAACGATTACAGCATTGCACTGCCACGTTATTTTGTTATTGAAGATGTAAGTAGAGCCAGTGAAGGTTTTAGTATTACTTGGTATCCTCATTTATATAGACTTAAACTTAAGAAGATAGTTGATAGTCAACAGTTTGCAGACTTGTTGGATAAACCAGCAGTAGATGCTAACGGTGATCCAACTAATCAATCACTACGTGATATACTCAGCACCAAGGCAAAAGAATTAGAAATTAATGATGCCATACTGTCACAAGCAGAAGCAGATGCTCCTAAGAGTGGTTACGAAACACAACAATTTTACACACTGGCAGTTGATCCAGCAAATGGCAAACCCATAATACAAACCATTGATGCCAGTACACTTGATGCCAGCACATTAGCTGTTGACGCCAGTGCCATACATGGTCGTGCTGTGCGTAGTGGCTATGTGGGTTACTTGTTGGGTGACGGAGTACCAGCTAATGGAGTGGCTTTTGGACATGGAATACAATTCCCAACAACTGCCCACACAAACGATTACTTTTTACGTACTGATTTTATGCCAAATAGATTATTTAGATATGACAGCACACGTTGGGTCAAGACTGAGGACAGTGTACGAATGAACATGACCAATAACAGCACACGTCAAACATTGAAAACCAGCTTTATTAACAACACAACAACAAATGACATTGCTGGTGATGCAGTACCAGAACGCCAAGCACTGAGCAAAGCGTTAAAACCCAAAGCTGATTTGTAAGGGGAACTAAAATTCAATTTTTTTATGATGGTCAAATAAGACGTTACTTGTTACAAACAATTCGTTTGTTGAGTAATTTTGTGGTGAAATATGGCGATGGATCGCTGGTGCGTGTGCCAGTTATGTATGGTGATGCGGATAGACAAGTTGCACATATTAACAAACAAAACAGTGAAAACAAAATCAACAGCACTCCGCGTATTGCTGTGTATATCAGCGATTTGCAAATGGATCGTGAACGTCTAGGCGATGCCACACACGTGGGCAAGGTGCATATTAGAGAACGTGAAATTGACGATGCTGACAGCACGAATCCACAGTATACCAGCAGTCAAGGCAAAAACTACACTGTGGAACGACTAATGCCCACTCCCTACAAGTTAACACTCAAAGCGGATATATGGAGTAGCAGTACAGAACAAAAATTACAAATACTAGAACAGATCATGATGCTGTTTAACCCCAGTTTGGAAATACAAACAACTGACAACTACCTAGACTGGACCAGTTTAAGTGTAGTCAACTTGACCAACATGACCTTTAGTAATAGGCAAGTGCCAGTTGGTGCAGAAAGTGCTATAGACATTGCCACACTGACATTTGACATGCCCATATGGATCAGTCCTCCAGCCAAGGTCAAGACATTAGGTGTTGTTACCAACATTATCATGGGCATTTACAAGGGTGCAAACGCCACTACCAACGGTTACATTGAAGGGTTTGGAGTCGATGCTGTGGATGCTGGACCCAATCTCAGTGATCTTATGAACACAGCACGTGCCAGTATTGATGACTTTGGTGTTACTATCTATGGTGGCAGTGCTAGAATACTTGATCCAGGTGAAAACGTTACCTATGCCAACAACAACAGTTTGTATGTGAGTGTTAAAAACGGCTTAGATATCAATTGGCGTACCATGTTGGATCAGTACCCAGGTCAATTTAGATCAGGTGTCAGTAGATTGTTCTTGATACAGGAAGATGGCACTGAAGTCAGTGGTACTTGTGTGCTTAATCCCCTAGATGAAGCTGTATTAACTGTTAATTGGGATGAAGACACTTACCCAACAAATACCACAATTGCCAGCACCTATAGACCCAACAGTCCAGGCACGTTTGACGCCATTGTTGATCCGGAGAAAAGCGGTCCAGGCAGTGGTCTTGGTGCCAGTATAGTTGGCACACGTTATTTGATTATCAACAACATTGGTGGTGGAATTAGAGAAACGCTGATTGCAGAAACACGTAGCAATAGAATAGACACCAGTATTGATTTTGCCCGTGTGCAAGACAGTAGAGTTCTCATTAACAATGTGGAAGTTGCATTTACTCCAATGAACATACAGGACAAGTATGTTATTAGATTGGCCAGTAATGCCGCTGTAAATGACATTATCACTTATGAATTGTTTGTAAATGAAGATGGTCCAGATGCTTGGAAAAACAACAATGGCACAGACTTTATTGCCAACACAAACGACATCATAGAATGGGATGGAAGCAAGTGGCGTGTGGTGTTCAACGCTGAAGCCACAAAGGACACCATAGTGTACCTCACAAACATATATACTAACGTCCAGTACAAATGGAACGGCATTCAATGGCGCAAGAGCTTTGAAGGTGAATATGATCGAGGAAGATGGAGACTAGAACTATAAAAGATAAAATTGTCTGTAGTGGTGCACTATTTTATGCTAAAACTACGGGACGTATTTTATTGCTTCAAAAATCATCAGGTAAACATGCTGGCACTTGGGGCTTAGTAGGTGGTACCAATGACCTTGGTGAAAGTGCTTGGCAAGGTCTGCAACGTGAAATCTCAGAAGAGATTGGTGTTGCTCCACAAATACTCAAAACAATGCCCTTAGAAACTTTTGTCTCAAATGACTCAGTGTTTAACTTTCACACCTATCTCTGTGTGGTTGAGAATGAATTTGTACCTGTTCTAAGTGAAGAACATGACGGATGGGCTTGGGCCACAATAGACTCAGCACCTAAACCCCTACATCAAGCACTGCGTAGTAGCTTTGGTAATCGAACCATGCGTACTAAATTGCAAACAGTATTTGATGTTATGGATTTAATTTAACGTGCTGTACCGTTAGCATTTCCGAATGGACTTCCGGCAAATGCCATAAAAATATAAGTAGCAGAACTAGTATTTCCGTTTGTATCTGTATTTCTAATTTTAAATCCGTTGGACAAAATATCTATATTATGTGTGCCTGTAGCTTCTGTATCGGTTGTGTTTGGTAGCAATCTTGTTGAACTCGGATTATAAAGGTCTCTCGAAGTATCTATAAGAATCCAACTACCAGTAGTACTTGAACATTTATACATTACAAATTTTGGTTTAAACCCGCAATAGACAAATGGGCCGTCAGTACTTCCATTACCTGTATAACTACCAAACTTGCTAAATCCTGGAACTTCGGTCCAACAATAAGCTACATAAGTGCCAGTGTTGGTATTCATATCATTTGTGCCAATACCAAATACAGAAGTTGTTGGTGCAGAATTCCATACTGATGAATCTGATGCCGATGCCCCAGAATCAGATAAATTGATATAAGTGGTATAGCTAAGACTAGTATGATAAACACGCCACGGACTTGTGGAATTTCTACGTTTACAGATATACATACTTGGAGCAACACCTAATCCATGTCCCACTGTTGCATTTACGCCTGTTCCTGTATAAGTCACTACACTAAATCCACTAGCGGTATTAGCACTAACTTGACTTGCTATTGTGCCACTAGTATTTGAAACTGCGGTGCCGCCTGCCTTCCACTGCCACCCAACATAAGTGTAGGTGTTAGTTACAGTATTTGCGCTTGATGGTGTAAATCCGTTAGAGTTAAATGTTATCCAAGTAGACCCTGTTGATTCTGCGCCAGTAGTATTTGAACGTAATAAGCCAGTTGTTCCTCTTACGCTGTCCATTAGATAATGATTTTGTGCGTTGGATCGTGATTTAATCCATACAAAATCTGGTTGGAATCCACCTGCATTGGTCAATGTAACATCGCTTGCACCTTGAGTCCATGTTGCAACATCAAAAAATTGGTTAGGTGCCGCTGCCGCACTGCCCACTGCGAGCCTAGGCAAGTTTTTAGTTGTTAGAGCATTGTATCCCTGTGGTGGAGCATATGTCCAAGCACGTTGTCCAAAGTTACATGCAACACTAGTGTTGCTGTCACCAGAAGTTACAAACGGAAAATACGGTCCAGATGTTAAGCCAGTATAGATAGGAGACCCGCTGTTCACCACTGCGCCATTTACATAAGCATATAAATTGCCAGCATCTGCATCAAATGCAATGC